GAAGCGTTAAAGTACACGCAGACGATATAAAGTGGTTTTGACCTGTTGTCGCCGTTGCGCTGCTACTAACAACCGTTGTAGTTACGCCTCCGTTAACCTGCGCTGCGCTCAAAGATCCTGTCATCACAATGCTGTTATTGAGTTTTGCGGAAGTAACTGCATCGTCGGCTAATTTAGCTGTAGTAGTACCGCCATCCGCTAATTTAGCTGTAGTGATACCGCCGTCAGATATGCTTGCGGTCCCTGCGGCGCCAGGTGCTAATTTGTCGGCAGTGACTGCTGCATCGGCAATACCCGTGGTCTTAATCTGCGTTATTGCCATTGTTTAGCTCCCTAATGTAGGCTTTGTGCCTGACGGAAATTCAGACGTACTAGGCCAATCCCTTAGTGCAGTTCGATAACTCAAGTACGCTGCGCGTTGGGGATGATCTGTGATTGCAGGGATGTTGTCAGTTGCTTGGAGCTGTGAATCTCTCCATGCCCTTGCTTCTGCTGCTATATCTTCGACGGTAGGCACGTACTCTACCGGCACTTCTTTAATTATATAAGAACCGTCATCGTACAAATATTTGCTTAATCCAGTGCCGTCGTCTAGCGCAACAATGCTTGTTAGTTCTACCATTATTTTCTCCTACTAAATTTGCTTTGGACTATGCTGAGTCTAATTTGTACATCGCGCCGGTAAAACTTTGAATACTATAGCTTACTGCAAATAATTGTTTGTATTCGACTTTAAGTGAGGTTTCAAACCTTACGCAACCTAACGGTGCAACTGATACAGCGACATTTGGATCAACAATGTATTTGTGGAAAGGCTGTGTGCTATTGTATAGAATTGCTCCGTCCCCACCTGCGGCTGTCCATGATGATGCACCAGAAGTTCCGCTCATCATTTCGTTTGGGCTTTGGTTTGATTGCCACCATCCAAGCATTGCCCTTTGACCAGAATTTGGAGACATGGAAGGAAAATATACTTCTGTTGCTACACCATCGACGGTGATCTTAAAAGTTACCGGCCCTGCTCCTGTCATAGCCCCACACGCGCACGTTAAAAATCCTTTTTTGCCGCTCAAATCAACAATAGTGCGATAAGTATTACCTACCTGCGCCGATGTGAGACTTGCAGTCCAAAAGCCACTTTTCCAAAACTGGGTAGAATTACCGGCCCTTGTAGAACCGCCCTCATCAAAGCCTAAAAAGATGTCAGCTTCGTTGTTCAATCCTTTTCCCATTTTGTTTGGATCACGATTATAATTATCTCTACTACCTATTACTGCTGCCATTATTAAATCTCCTTAAATTGTAGTCCAACCGATGGTGCTATCGACGTAGACCAACGTAGCCGCGTTGTTTAATGGCAACAAAGCATCATTAGCTGATGAATTAATATTCGATGAATTGCGCCCTATTGTTATCAAGGCTGCTCCAACATTCTTAACAGTAACAACAGCACCCGGGCTTGGTGAGCTTGGAAGCGTCAAGGTGAATGCAGAAGATGCGTGGTTGCCTATAATTTGGTCGCCCGACACCATTGTGTAACCGGCAGTTTTTACTAGCCAATCGTTATACAAGCCACCCGCTGCGGCAAACGATAACACGCCAGATCCATTACTCTGTAAGAACTGCCCTGCGTCACCATCTGATGCGGGTAGTGTAAGAACAATGTTTCCTGAGTAGCTGCTGTGCGGTGCTGCTTGTAGTCTTGTGTAGTGTGCGTTAGATGACTCGCAGTAGAAATCAATCGTTGACTGTGTGCCTGAGTTCTTTAAGGCAATGGCTCCATTAGTTATTGCTACGCCATTACTAGCACCGCCAATGGTCAAGGACGTAACAACGTCTAATGCGTGCGCTAGTTTGGCGCTAGTGATGCTGTCATCAGCGACAGATGCAGTGCTAATCGCCCCAGATGCAAATTTATCAGCGGTGATCGTACCATTTGTTATCTTGGCGCCCGTCACAGCATTTGACGCTAATTTAGCCGTTGTCACTGTGCCATCGCCAGGCGTTGTCGATTGCGCCACGGTCGAGATATTGATAACTTCAACCTTTACACCGGCGGCAGGCGCTGTCGAAAAAGTAAGAGTCGTACCCGAAAAGCTAAACGTATCTTTGTGCTGATAAACGCCGTCAAAATAGACTTGTATAGCGTTCTCAGATGCAGGCGTGACAGACATTGTTAATGTTGTATCAGAGCCATCGCCGGTCATTGTGTTGAGCGTAAACGCCGCCTCACCGCCGCCTATATCGCCCCATGCATCTGTGTAACCTTCAAATTTGCCAGTTTGTGAGTTGTATCGGAACAGCCCTGCAGATGCGGAGGGTCGTTGCGCAGTAGTACCTGCGTTAACTTGCACGGCGCCGGTCCCAGTAAATCCTACCGTACCAGTCGCCGAAAGGTTAGTTGCTGCAACCGTACTGGCAGTGCTTGCGCCAATCGTAGAGTTGTTTATCGCTGCCCCGTCTATGGTCCCGCCGTCAATGTCCGGGGTGTTTAGATCCATGTTAGATGTTGCAGCGCCGCCGTCTAGCAGATTATCAAGCGCATCAAGGTTGTTATTGAGTTTAGTCCCCCAGGTATCAGCGCTTGCGCCGACCTCCGGCTTGACGAGGCTGTATGTCGCTGTGGTTGTGTCTGCCATTTTATCCTAAACCTCTTACTCTGAGTTTCAGCCCTGCACCGGATGTCTTGCTCGACTCCGATTGCAAGTTCAATTGATTAACAGCAGCGCCGTACATTTGCGCCCAAACGCCTGTTCTGCCGTCTTCCGCTAAATAAGGTGCTGAGTGAATGAGTGTGCCGTACAGGTAAACGTCGGGCGCTGACACTAAAAGCCAGTTGCTTGTGGCTGAATCGCTCAATGCCGGTACTGTTTGGTAGTACAAAAGCTCTGCCGTGTTGGCGCTGTCAGGCGTTGGGAAAAACTCAAAGTTGCTCTCACTGTGCGAGTAAAATGCTGGCGTACCTGCGGCATCATTTGCTGCGCCACGCTTCTCGGCCATTGCCTGCTGCGACATCAAACTTAGACCGCCACCAGACCCACTTGACAGCGCTATACGCACCGTCTGTATCCAATCAGCTGGCCTTGCCACATAACGCGCATTGACCGTTAGACTGGCCTTCTCTTCCATTTGCCAATGCCTGACATCGCGGTTGATTTGCGACTCTGCAAGCGTGATAAACGTCGGTATTACAGATGTTAGATCGCTACGGTTCAGATAGTCAGCGACTGACGCCTTTAATTCTGCGAACGTGGATATAGCCATATTAGTTCTCAGTTAGATTCAGTATAATACTGTTATGGAAACACCCAAATACAACAAGAAGCAGAATGCTCGCATTGACGAATTACTTATGCTTGCCCAACAGTCTAACGCTGAGTATGGCTCAACTGAATATCGACAAATTGTTGCAATGATGCAAAATGATGACCAGATCGTTAAAGATACAGTCTTTAATACCCTAGCCTCTTCAACAAACCATCATTAATTTCTGCCGTTCTTACGCCCATTCTTGCGGTATATGCATCTTTTGAATCAATGTAACCAGGCCGTGATCTTGGAAATAACTCAGGCAAAAAGTCTTGAGCTGTTGCTGACTCCTCTCTTGGTATTTTTAATGTTCCTAATCCGCGCCCTTCCATGCCCATGTTATAAGTATTGTGATTACTGGGCGCTTTACCCCCAGTAATTAACCCAACATTGCTAGTTTGCATCAAGCTCTCTTGGTTAAACATAGAAGGGTCTGATACCGCAGCGCGCATTTCTGTATTACTTAAAGCACCATCAACTTGCTTTACACCTTGTTTTTTCTGTGCAGGGCTTGGCCTATTGACCATATCAAATACGTTGTTTATTGTTTTTCTTTGCGGTCCTGTTAAGCCAAACAAGAACGTATCAATGTCTTCCATGTCGATATCGAAGTCAGGCACAGGGGTCTTGTCAACGCTATCAATAAGATGCCCACCACCACCAGTACGAATCAACTTATTAACGTATTTTTTATTTTTCTTGTTCATAGCTACTTGCGCGTAACGGGTATGTAATCCAGGGGCGAAGTCAGGGAAATCGACTGACGTTGTAGCCATCTCCATTGGGATAATTAGCATATCATCAGAACCAAGCGCATTTTTACGATTTAATATTCCACTTGTAGCACCATCCTCGTTAGCAAAAACAACGCCGGGTGAGTTAGCCTCATCAAACATGTAGTCACGCCCACCACCCACTTGTTGCGGTGTTTTAAACTGTACACCATTAACCCCAAATATCTGAGTGTTGGTAGGCGACCTGTCAACCATCGTCAATAAAGCATTTTTGCCAACATGATCAGGCAAATAAATTGGCGGCTTATCGTATTGCACTCTTTGAGCGTCAATCTTTAAGTCATCAAGAATAGGCGCTAAATATTTTTTGTCTGTTACATTTTCGGTAGAAAAATTAGTCTCTATTTGCCGAGGCTGCTGCCGAGCAGTAAAAGAATCGAGAATGCCATCTACCTTATTTAATGCAGACCGTATCTGCGGATCTGCACTTTTAACCCCTTTAGCTAGACTGTCACCTACAACCGGCGCGATGCCTAACAGCGTTGCTAGACCATTGATTCCAGTGCCTACATAATCACCCTCATTGTATGAGTCAACTGTGTCTGCCGCCCCTGACACCTCGCCGATTCCCGGCAAAAAATCTAGTACGCCAGTAAGATTGCGCGCCCTTCGATAATCTTCTCTATCACCACCCAACAATTCCCCAAGTCCATATTGAAATCTATCGCGGTATCCTGTCTCAACAGGTGTAATCGACCCAACATCTGTGCGACCAACTAAGCTAGACAGATCGTCCAATATCCCCGCCATTCTGTCGCTCATACGATACCTTGCAAATTAACTCGAATGGGTTTGCCCCAGCTAGTATTGGGTGGCTCGTAAACAACGGCCATCATTCCAAATGCGTCTGCTGCATGACTTGACCAATCGTGATTCGGACCTAACCCGATGTTTCGCGCTTCATCGCGCTTTTCGTGATACCAAGACAGCGCGTCAATACCTGCACCACACTCTGGCTCGTTAAAGTGGCACGATGGCAGTATTCTGCGCACCGCCTCCACTCTTGCACCCGCAGCACCCGCGCCCTGATTCGGCACAACGATGACGTTGTATCCAGCATCTCTAAGCGCCGATTCATAACTTACTGAGTACACCTTATCGTGCGTGCGTCCATCGTGCGGCAGCACAACTGTTTTGATCTCTTGCACCTGATCGCGCAACCAGGCGACATGGGTTGCCAGTGGCTGCCCTACGGCTTCGTAGTAAGCGAGAATCTTTATCTCAGACTTGTAAAACTGCACCGTCCAAATACTCGTTGCATCAGATTTAGCGCCCGTCCCTCCGATGTCAAAGTAAGCTCTAGTTTCCATCAGTGGGTCTTCATGGACATTGCCCATACGCCCTTCTCTGCGCGCCGCATCGATTAGGTGCGAGTAATAAGCGCCTTCATGCGCCTGCAAAAACGCTCCCTCCCAGATGTGCTCGTACACATCAGGGCGAACCTTTTTATCTGCTCTACGCTCTAGCTCTAATACATCGGGAAACCACGGGTTATCGCGCCAGTTGAGCTCCACAAACTTACCGTCATCAGGCGGCGTGTCACGGAATCTTTTGTGCGTCGCTGACCGGGTGCTTTCCGGGTTCCACGTAACCCAAATCTCACTCTTTTGCTCGCGCACAGTTGGAATTAGTTTACGCCAAGCCTCTTCACTGACCGGCTCTGCTTCATCTACCCAAGCTATAATAATTCGTGCTTTTGACTTAATTGAATCAAGATTGCGGCGCAGCCCAGCGAACACATAGGTAATGTTGCCATCTACGCTGCGAACAAACTTCTCTCCAACCTCGTAATACGCTGACAAGAAGTCAACAGAGCGAATTGCTGACTTGACCTCTTCCAAGCTCGATTCATCGAGGCTGTTTAGGTGCTCCCTGGCGCAAAGTATCTGTCCCGTTTGACCGGACATCCCTGCCTGATAGCCTTTGATCGCTGTCATCAGCGCAAATGTTCTTGTCTTGCCTGACCCGCGTCCACCGAATGCACCACGATATCGTGCGTCACCGTCGAACACATCAACCAGTTTTTCTGGCAGATTAATTGTCGCTGTCTGCATCGGGCGCCACTGGCACTAACTGAATGACAGAGGGCCGCATAGAGCCGTCAGAGGTTATGTGGTCCATCGATACCTTACTGCCTTCCTTGCGATCAATCATCTTGTGCGCAGTGTTAACGTCGCCGTCGCGCAGAGCATCAACCAGCACCGCCCTGGCCATCATTATCGGATTGCTTTTAAGTACCTCTTTTCGCTCTCTAAACTTCTCATTGCTCTCTTGATACCGATACAGCGTAGGCTGACTAATATCTGCATACATACACGCCTCAAGATCGCTGCAGCCCATGCTAAATGCGTGCTCTAGTTTTGAGATGACAGAGGCAGTCATTTTGGTCGGTCTAGCCATGTAATTCACCAAACGCCAGGGTGCTCGAAAGTCCCAGCGCAACAAATAAAAAAGGCCGCAATATGCGGCCAAAAGGGATATTGAACAGAGAAAACGGAGAAATC